ACTGATCCTCGCTCGACGAAGACCATGACTGATTCGCAGTGGATTGAAGCTGAACGTGCCCGGCAGATGAAGAAGCTGCAAGCACAAATGAACCGCTAAAACTTTGAAAGGACCGCCGAAATGGCTAATAGCATTCTTACCATTGACATGATCACCCGGAAGGCTCTCGAAATCCTTGAGAACAACCTGGTGCTCACCCGTAACGTGAACCGTCAGTACGACGACAGCTTTGCTGTTGAAGGTGCCAAGATCGGTTCGACCCTGCGTATCCGTCTGCCTGACCGCGCTCTGGTCACCGACGGCGCCGCCCTGCAAGTGCAGGACGACAACGAGCAGTTCACCACCCTGACTGTGTCTTCGCAGAAGCACATCGGCGTGAACTTCACGTCTGCCGAACTGACCATGCAGTTGGACGACTTCGCAGAGCGTGTTCTGAAGCCTCGTATCAGCCAGTTGGCCTCCAGCATCGACGCTGACGTGGCAAACAGCTACAAGTACATTGGCAACACCGTTGGCACCCCTGGCACCACGCCCGCCACCTCGCTGGTTCTGCTGCAAGCTCAGCAGAAGCTCAACGAGAACGCTGCTGTGATGTCGCCTCGCTACGCCACCGTCAACCCGGCTGCTAACGCTGGTTTGGTCGAGGGCATGAAAGGTCTGTTCAACCCCACCGACACCATCAGCAAGCAGTTCAAGAACGGCATGATGGGCATGGGCGTGTTGGGCTTCGACGAGATCAACATGTCTCAGTCGATCAAGCAGTTCACCACTGGTTCGCGTACCGCTACCGGCGGCACCTTGTCGGCTGCTGTGACTACTGAAGGCGCAACCACCATCGCCATCACCGGCGCTGGCGCAAGCGCTACTGTTCGGACCGGCGATGTGTTTACCGTTGCTGACTGCTACGCTGTGAACCCGCAAACCCGTGAATCCACTGGTTCGCTGTTCCAGTTCGTCGCAGCCGCTGACGTGACCCTGAACGGCTCTGGCGCTGGCAACATCACCGTGACCCCGATGTACTCTGCCAACCACGCTTTGGCTACCGTGGACGTGCTGCCGCAAAACAGCAAAGCCGTGGTGTTCGTTGGTGCTGCTTCCAGCCAGTACGCCCAGAACTTGGTGTACCACAAGGATGCGATCACCTTCGCTACCGCCGACCTGCTCCTGCCCCAAGGCGTGGACATGGCCGCTCGCGCTGTCCATAATGGCATCAGCCTGCGCGTTGTTCGTCAGTACGACATCAACAACGACCGTATGCCCTGCCGTATTGACGTGCTGTACGGCTACAGCGTGATTCGTCCTCAGATGGGCGTTCGCCTCTGGGGCTGATTGAATGGGGGCTTCGGCCCCCGTCTACACATTTATTTTGAAAGGATCTCATCATGGCTCTCCCTAATGGCGCAGGTGGTTATCAAGTCGGTGCTGGTAACCGCGCAGAAACCCTCATGAGTGCAATGGCTGCACCGCAGACCGCAACTACAACCGCAACTCTGACCGCCGCTCAAGTGGTCAGTCAGATGCTGGTTGCAAACCCCGGTTCTGGTGCTGCTGCTACCTACACTCTGCCCACTGCTGCGTTGATCGACGCAGCCGTGCCCAACGCTACCGTTGGCAGCACGTTTGATCTGGCGCTGGTTAACATCGGCACCAGCTCGGGCACCGCAACGCTGGCAACCGCTACTGGCATCACTGACGGCGGCAACGCCTTCACCGTCGTAGCTGTTACATCTAGCGCACTGTTCCGGTTCCGCAAGACCGGCGACGCTGCGTACACTGTGTACAAAGTGGCCTAAACCTAATGGGGGCTTCGGCCCCCATTTTTAAAGGATAGAACATGCCTAATACCAAGCCTGTAGGCGTCGCGTTTAGCGACCCTGAATTGACTTCTGGCACCACTGTAAGTGGTGCAGTAATTGACGGCAGCGCAATCGGTGCAACAACGCCATCAACCGTGGTCGGCACTACTGTTTACGCTACAACCGAAATCGGCTACACCGCCGCCGCACAAGGTACTGTGACGCAGGCAACCAGCAAATCTACGGCGGTCACGCTGGACAAGTCTGCTGGTCGCATCACAATGAACAACGCATCGTTGGCAACCGCCACCAATGCGACGTTCGTTTTGAACAACAGCACCATTAGCGCCAACGACGCGGTGATTTTGACCATCTCTGGCGGGCAAGCTACTGCTGGCTCATACAACGTATTTGCCAATGCTTTGTCTGCTGGTCAAGTCAGCATTACCTTACGCAACATTTCGGGCGGGTCGCTGTCCGAGGCTGTTGTCATCAACTTCGCAATTGTTCACTGCGCAAGCTGAAAGGAGTGGGGACTCCGGTCCCCACTTATGGCAATAATTTACCTCACACACCCCGTCCACGGCGCTAAGGTTGCGACAATGGACATGGAAGCCGATTTGGATGTTCAAAACGGCTGGTCGCGGTACAATTTCGAGACCGTTGAAGAAGTGGCTGAAGAAGTCAGCCCCGAGCCTGTAGCACGGCGTGGCCGTCGCAAAAAGGACGTTTTAACCGCAGAGGAATAACATGACGACCTACACCGCAGGCGAACAGATCAACCGGGCGTTGCGGCTGCTAGGCGTCCTAGCCGAGGGCGAAACGCCATCGGCCTCAGTGTCTCAGGACTCCCTGATGGCGCTCAATCAGATGATCGACTCGTGGAACACCGAGCGATTGGCTGTTTTTGCCACCATCGACCAGATTTGCAATTGGCCGGTCGACGCGATCAACGCAACCCTTGGCCCCAGCGGCTCGCTGGTACGCCTGAACGGCACCGCCGTGCGGCCTGTTCTAGTGGACGACGCCACCTACTTCAAAGACCCCGGCACTGGCGTGTCGTACGGCATCAAGCTGATCAACCAGCAGCAGTACGACGGCATCGCGGTCAAGACCGTAACCTCGACGTACCCGCAGGTAATGTTTGTCAACAACACCTACCCGGACTTTGACATTTACATCTACCCGCGCCCGACGCGGCTGCTGGAGTTTCACTTCATCAGCGTTCAGGAACTGACGCAGCCTGCGAACCTGTCCACGGACATCCTGTTTCCGCCAGGCTACTTGCGGGCGTTCACGTACAACTTGGCCTGCGAGATCGCGCCTGAGTTTGGCGTTGAGCCCAGCCCCCAGGTGCAGCGCATTGCGATGTACAGCAAGCGCAACCTCAAGCGCATCAACAATCCGGACGATGTGATGTCGATGCCGTACTCGCTGATCGCCACGCGGCAGCGGTTCAACGTTTACGCCGGCAATTATTGATCAGATGGTGCAGGTGGAATGATACAAACGCTTAAGCTCCAAGTATCTTTGATGCGCCTGCTCGGGCGTGTCAAAGCCGCTTTCGCGGACACGTTCGCCGTTTGCCATAATCTGCACTCTCCATTTTCCTTGATGGGCGCTGACACCAAGGAAGCCTGCTTTGTTGGCTTTGGTTGGGTGCCTCATGTTTTGCAAATTGCCAAAACGAGAAACTTCCCGAAGATTGCTGAACTTGTTGTTTTGTTTGTTTCCATCTCGGTGATCTATGTGAAACGCTGGAAAAGCGCCGGTCATGTACAACCATGCAAGTCTGTGCGCCAGCCGTTTTTGGTTGTTGATGGCGATTGCCCAATACCCCGTGTTGGTCGGGCTACCGGCGCGTTTACCGATAAGATCGGGGCGGCGGTGATGTTTTTTCCAAACAAAATCGCCAGTCTCTGGGTTGTAGTCAAGAATGGATTGGATATGGTCAGCGGTAATCATGACTTTGAGTTTACCATGGAAGCGGCCAAATGAAAAGCCCCATACTTGGATCAAGTTATGTTGCTCGGTCGGTAAACGCTGCTGACAACAGACTTGTCAATTTGTTTCCGGAAATTGTTCCGGAAGCGGGCAAGGAGCCGGCGTTCCTGAACCGCGCTCCGGGGCTAAACCTGCTCAACTCGATTGGCACCGGCCCGATCCGTGGCCTGTGGGCCTTCTCGCCGCAGGACGGCACCGGCTTTGTGGTGTCGGGCACCCAGTTGTACAAGATCAACAACAGCTACACGCCGACGCTTATTGGCACCGTGGCCGGCACTGGCCCGGTCAGCTTGGCCGACAACGGCACCCAGCTCTTCATCGCGGCCAACGGCCCGAGCTACATCTACAACAACACGACCAACGCCTTTGGGCAGATCACCGACCCGGACTTCCCCGGCGCAGTGACCGTAAGTTACTTAGACGGCTACTTTGTATTCAACGAGCCGAACAGCCAGAAGCTGTGGATCACGGCGCTGCTTGACGGCACGTCGATTGACCCGCTGGAGTTCGCCAGCACCGAAGGCTCGCCCGACGGATTGGTGGCTGTTATATCCAACTTCCGCGAGGTGTGGGCCTTTGGCACCAACTCGATTGAGGTCTGGTCTGACACGGGCGCAACGGACTTTCCTCTCCAGCGCATCCCCGGCGCGTTCAACGAGTTGGGCTGCGCCGCGCCCTATTCGATTGCTAAGATGGACAACAGCCTGTTTTGGCTCGGGCGTGACCGGCGCGGTCAGGGCATCGTCTACCGGGCCAACGGCTACGCCGGCCAGCGCATCAGCACCCACGCCGTTGAGTGGCAGATTCAGCAATACAGCGACTTGACGGACGCGGTTGCGTACACCTACCAGCAAGACGGCCACAGCTTTTATGTGCTGATCTTCCCCACGGCCAACACGACATGGGTCTACGACGCCGCCACCCAAGCCTGGCACGAGCGGGCGGGCTGGAACAACGGCGAGTTCACCCGGCACCGCAGCAATTGCCAGATGGCGTTCAACAACAAAGTGGTCGTCGGCGACTACGAGAACGGCAACATCTACGCCTTTGATCTGGAAGACTACTCGGACAACGGCAGCATCCAGAAGTGGCTGCGGTCGTGGCGGGCGCTGCCCACCGGCCAGAACAACCTCAAGCGCACCGCGCAGCACAGCCTGCAACTGGACATTGAGGCCGGTACTGGCCTGAATCTGGGCCAAGGCAGCGACCCCGAGGTCATGCTGCGCTGGTCAGACGATGGCGGTCACACATGGTCCAACGAGCACTGGGCGCAGATCGGCAAGATCGGCGAGTACTACCGCCGGGTGTTCTGGCGGCGCATGGGCATGACCCTGAAGCTGCGCGACCGCGTTTATGAGCTATCGGGCACCGACCCCGTGAAGATCAGCATCATGGGCGCAGAGTTGATTCTGAGTCCAACGAATGCTTAGCCCAGCTACGCCAATCCTTACACCCCCACGGGTGCCGTTGGTTGACCCTCGCACGGGGCTGATCAGCCGGGCTTGGTACTTGTTTTTCCTGTCGCTCAACAACGCGACCACGGCGATCATTGACGACTCGGGCGTTACGTTCAGCGCCGAGTCGGCAATCGCGTCCCTTGACGCGGAACTGCAAACGCTGGCGCAGTTTGCGGAGACACAGCCCCCGGTTGTTGCTTTACCGGCTCCAGACGCGCTGACAGATTGCTGCTCGGGCTTGGAGTCGCAGATCACCGAGTTGCAAAAGCAAGTGCAGGCGTTGGAGTTAGCGCCATCGTTCGATTTTGGCACAATGGCTTTTGAAAACATTGGCATCTCGGGCACCGCTACGTTGGCAAAAATTACCGCTTTAGGTTCAGACGGGTCTTTGACCTTCACCGATGGCATCATTACCGCATACGTGGCACCAACATAAGGAAACATCATGACCGTATCAGTAAAAGTCCTCGTTCCGGCCAAGACAGTCGAGAACACTCAAACCACCCAGTACACAGCGACTGGCGTGACAACCATCATCGACAAGTTCACCGCGACGAACTACAGCGCCAGCGCTGCAACGATCAGCGTCAACCTCGTCACGGCGGCAGGGTCGGCTGGCAACCAGAACTTGATCACTAAGACCAAGACCTTGCAGGCGTCCGAGGTGTACACCTTTCCCGAACTGGTGGGCCAAGTGCTTGGCATCGGCGACTTCATCAGTACAATCGCTGGAACTGCCAGCGCCATCAACATGCGCGTCAGTGGACGCGAAGTGACGTAAGGAGCCTGACATGAGTTTCGGTAGACTACTTGGCGCAGCCGGCGGCTTTTTACTTGGAGGCCCGGCTGGCGCTATGCTGGGTATGGGTGTAGGTGGCGCTGCTGAAGAAGCCCTTGGCGGCGGTGAAACTGGCGCAATCAGAGATGCGGCATCAGCGCAAAGCGCAGCGTCTGATCGCGCTATCGCGCTACAGCGCGAGATGTTCAACAAACAGCTTGAGCTACAAGAGCCGTACCGCAAAGCTGGCGAGCAGGCGCTCAACAAGTTGATCCCGCTGGCGACCGAATACACACCGTTCGGCATGCAACAGTTCCAAGCTGACCCTGGGTATGCGTTCAGGCTGTCCGAAGGCCAGAAGGCGCTGGAGCGTTCGGCTGCGGCTCGTGGTGGTTTGATGTCAGGCGCGACCGGCAAAGCATTAACGCGCTTCGGCCAAGATTTTGGCTCGCAAGAGTACACCAATGCTTTCAACCGTTACCAAACCGAGCGGGCTGCGCGGCTTAACCCGCTGCAATCGCTGGCCGGCGTTGGTCAGACTGCGTCCAACACGTTGGGCAGCAACGCCGGCGCGTTCGGCCAAAATTTAGGTGGCATGTATATGGGCCAAGGCAGCAATACGGCCAATGCTTTGTTGGCTGCTCAACAAGCCCGATCATCGTCTTACGGCCAATTAGGTAGCGCCCTCGGCAAGTATCTGGGTGGCGCCGGCAGCTTTGGCGGTGGTGGTCAAATGGACGAGCTGCGCGGCTACGGCGTGTTCTGATAAGGACTAAATCATGGCAGTCAACTTCAACATCCTAGCCCGCCAAGGCCCGATGAACCTTTATGAAGGGTTTGAGCAAGGGCAGCAGGCCGCTGCCCAAAACGCTCTGGCGCAGCAAAAGATGGCGCAAGAGCGTGATTTGATGTCTATGCGCCGCCAAGAGTTTCAGGCAAATCTTGAATCCACTCAAGCTGATCGCAGGCGCAAAGCGGTGGCTGAAAAAACGGCCATGTTCCGCGATAGGGTGCTTAGGGCGCCCACACCGCAGGCTGCGCGTGAACTGGTTCGGCTGCAACATTCTGACCCCGATCTTGGGCCTGTGATACAGCAGTTTGGCTCGCTTGATCAAGACCTAGCTGACATTCCAGACGACCCGACCGGGTTTGAAAAGTGGCGTGAGCGCGAGGCGATGGGCGCGGCTGAGTTTATTAAAAACCAAGCGTCTGAGCGAGGGTTTCAAGCCCTTGTGGCAAGAGCTAAAGGTAATCAGCCTCCTGCCGCTCCAGCGCCCGTGGGCGAAGTTGTCGCAGAGCCGATGCCCGCGCCTAGAGGCGTTGTGCGCGAGATCGCGCCCGGCGGCGCTATGGGTGCGGAAGTGCCTCTTACTCGGGGTGAGCCTGCACCTGTTAACACCCTCGCACCCGTTGCCGCACCATCTACAAACGCGATGATTGGTGGCGGCAGGACGCCCGCGCAAATCCGCGCTGAGATCGACACCCTAAGCATGTCTAACGACCCTCGCGCTGCGCGGATGGTTCAGACACTGATGAAGGAATACGAAGCCTCGATGCGAGTTGATCCGTCTGAGCTTCGCACTATGCAAGCGTTGGGCTATCCGCTTACGACGCAAGGATACGAAGCGTTCCGTAAAGCCCAAATGAAAGAAGCTCAGGAAGGCGCGCCGGTTGCAGTTATTGGCCCTGACGGCAAGCCGACGTACGTCACTCGCGCACAAGCTGTTGGCCGAGTACCGTTTACGCCCGCAGCTGTGCAAGTGTTGGGTATGGGGCCGCAGCGCGAAGCGGCGGGTCAGAAGGCGCCCGCAGGCTACCGCTTTACGCCGTCTGGCGATCTTGAGCCTATCCCTGGTGGGCCGGCGGCTCGGGCCGCAGAACCCAAACCGCTGACGCCCGCGCAAGAAGTTAAGCGTCGGGACACGCTCGGGAAAGAATTTAAGTCGGCTACTGCGGCGCTTCAGACCACTCAAGATGTCCTTGACTCCATTTCGTTTGTGAAATCTGAGCCAGGCTTGTCCCGCGCAACAGGCTATACAGGCATGCTGCCGTCATTCTCTGAGGGCGCGGCCGCGTCGGCCGAAACGCGGCTTGCCAACCTAAAAGGAAAAATTACGGCGTTGGGTAAGGCCGCTGCGGCGTCTACTGGTGCTATTGGCTCAATTGCCAATCAAGAGTGGAAAATTCTTTCTGACCAAATTGCGGCTATTGATCCTGTCAAAGGCGCGGGGCCGCTCTTAAAACAGTTGGAGTTGGTAGAAACGCAAGCGCAAGGCGCGATGGCCCGCATTCGCGACGCGTATGGGCGGCAGTTTGGTGAAGACTTTGAGCGGTTCCCGCAATTTTCTGACTTGCCAGCGCCGCAGTCATCGTTTAAGCCTAGAGCGCCGGCTGGCGGCGCGGCGCCTGCCGCAGCCCAAGGTACTGGTGGATTCAGGTATCTTGGTAAAGAGGGGAAATAATGGCTACCAAATACCGTGTTCAAGGACCAGACGGTGCAGTTCACGTTTTTGAGGGGCCGGACAACGCAACCCCCGCTCAGGTAGAAGCGTTTGCTGCGCAAACTTTTGGTCCCAAACCTAGTTCTGCGGTAGACCAAATACCCGGTTACGGCCGGCCAGTGCCTGCGGCCCAGACTCAGCAAGACGCTATCCCAACCCGCAGACAAGCAATCGCGCAATTTATGGCGCCTACAGTTGAAGCCTTGGGCACTGTCGGCGGCGCGGCGCTTGGTACGCCCGCAGGCCCGGCGGGCATGATGGCCGGTGCTGGCGCAGGTTACGCAGGAGCCAAAGAACTTATGCGGATGGCAGGAGGGGACGCAGCGCCTGAAACATTGCCTCAAGCTGCCGCAAGACAAGCCAAAACCGCTGTTGAGGGCGCCGCGATGGAGGCGACCGGTAGATACATCGTTGCGCCAATAATTGGCAAAGGCATGGAGTACGCCAGCAAACTGAAAAACATTAAGCTGGATACCTACCTTAAAGCCATTGGCAACAAAGGCGACGACATCGTAAACGCTTTGCGCGGGCGCCCTTCAGCCGTCCCTGGCGCAGCGCCTACCGCAGGCGAAGTTGCGGCGCCAGCGGGCAGCACTGGGTTTTCTACGCTACAAGCTAGAGCGCTGGAAGTTCCGGCGATGACCGACACTTACGCGGATATGGCCGCGCAGACTAACCAAGCAAGGCTGGCTCAACAAGCCCGAGCCGACGCAAAGTTTCGGGCGTCTGCGGATAAGGTTAAGCAAAAAATTGACACTGGCCTGACAAATGTTAGCCAGCGAGAAGCTGGACAGACGCTGCTGGACGCGGCCAAGGCCGAGCAGCAAGCGGCAAAAGTTACCGTCACTGAGCCCGCGTACACCCGAGCGTTTGCGGCGGCAGGCGACGCCAAGATCAATGTTGGCAACGTGATTGACGAGGCTGAGTCTATTCTGGGCCGCAAGCTGTCTACGTTTGACCCCAGCACTGCGCCTTCCACGGTCACTAAGCTGCTGTCTTTGCAGCCCGCAGCGCCTGCTGCTGCACCTTTGGGTGTTGGAAAAATCACCAGCAAACTCAAAGCGCCGACGCCTCCTGCGGCTGCGCCTGAAGTGACGCTGGCGCAACTTGACGACGTTCGCAAGGCCATCAACGCAGACATTGCGTCGGCGGCAAGGTCTAGCGATCCGTCGGCGGCGGTGACGCTTCGCAACTTGGGCAAACTGCACCGCGCAATCGACGCTGCTGTTGACGGCAGTTCTACACTGCCTGCGGAAGCTAAGGCGCTGTACACACAAGCGCTTGACACATACCGCACGCAATACGCGCCCCGGTTTAAAACCGGCGTCAACGCAAACCTGTTTAAGCAGACAGCGCTTAACGAGCCCCGGCTTAACCCTGACGACGTGATTAAAACGTACTTCCAGCCAAGAGGTGAGCGGGAAGCTCAGCAGTTTGTAACGATGTTCGGCAAAAATGCCGATGCGGTTCGCACGGCGCGGGCAGGCATTGAAGACTTGTACCGTAGAGAGGTCACCGACGCTGCCGGTCGTGTGGCGCCGGAAGCGCACGCCAAATTTTTAAAGAAATACGCTGACCCAATTCGCATTCTTGACGAAGCGGGCATGGGCCTTAGCCCTCGGTTGGACGCAGTGGCTAAGGATGCGGCGCGGTTGGCAAGGATTGAATCGCTTGCGATGGCAAGCCAGAACAAACTGGGGCCACCATTGCCGCCAGGATCAAACGCGCTGGCGGTTGAAAAGCGCATTACTGAGTTGACCAAAGGCCTGTCGCCCCAACAGCTCGCACATGTAAATGCGGTTCGTGACGATCTGTTGCGCGAGGGCGCTTACCAACGTCTTGTTGAAGCGGGCGCGAAATCCGACATTAGGGTGCGCGGGCTGGGTACTGAGACGGGCCGCGAAATAGGCTTGCCGCTACCTAGCTTTTTGAATAACACGATTACGATTTTTAACAACGTGTTTAAGAGACTAGCTCTTAGAATGGACGACAAAATTGCAATGGAAATCGCGCGCGAAATGACCAGCCCAGCAAAAGCCGCAGATATGGTTGAAGCGGCTATGGCGTTGCGTCGCGGGCGCGAGATAAACCAGATGCCCGAGTTTTATGGCCGCGCTGCCGCGCAGTTTGGCAACGAGTTGTCGCGTCGAGCCGAGCCTGTCCCCACTAACGCTCTTGCCCCTTGATCATGGACTACCAAATCCTCTTCAACATCGCCGTCGCCGTCGCTGGATTCTTCGGGGGTTGGACACTCAACCGCATCTACCAGGCCATCGACCGGCTCGATGCTGACGTGCGCCAGATGCCGTCGCACTATGTCGCCCGCGACGACTACCGCGCCGACATGGCCGACATCAAGTTGATGCTGGGGCGCATTTTCGACAAGCTCGACGGCAAGGTAGACAAATGATCGACCCCATCACCGCTCTTGCAGCCGTATCGTCGGCAGTAAATCTTGTAAAGAAGGCTGTTGCCACCGTACAAGATGTGCAGAGTCTTGGGCCGGTGCTGGGTAAATACTTTGATGCCAAGGCCGAAGCCGTCAAAGTTGTTGAACAATCCAAGAACGGTGACTTTAAAGGTTCCGCTCTGGGCAAAGCACTCGAACTTGAGATGGCGCTGGAACAAGCCCGTGAGTTCGAAGAGCAGGTCAAGATGCTCTTCTTCCAGAGCAACAAAATGGACGTATGGCAAAAAATCACCATCCGCGCCCAGCATATGGAAGTTGAAGCGGCTCATGCTGCCAGACGCAAGAAAGAAGCAGATAAGAAACGCGCCGAGGAAATGGAAGAGATAATCACCTTGGTTGTTGGCGGCGTCGTTGCTATTGCCTCTGCTGGTGTGATTGCCTGGGTCGTGATACAGATCGTTACTGGGCAAGTGCGATGACCGAGAAGCTCAACGCCAACACCACCCTTGACAAAGTTCTTGGGTATGTGGATTCGCCGTTTAAACTCTTTGCGGTAATCTTGATGGCGGTGATTGCTTTTGCTGGCTATGCCTTGTACGAGAGCCAGGACTTTATCCGCGATGCATACAAAGAGTCCAAGAAGCTGCCTGAAATAAACACAGCGCGGGTGGAGGACACTTCTGCAATGTTGTTTAAGCAGACCGGCGCAACGGTTGTAGCCATATTCAAGGTCAATCCGCTTTTCAACTCTCGGACGTTGTATCGCGCTTACACCAAAGAGGGCCGGGACAAGAGTATTGAAGAAATTGACGTTGGTCTGTTCACGCAAAACGCATCCAACAACGCCGATGTCGTTAAGCTGATGACGAATGAGATTCCTTGCGGCGAATACCGCTACGCGCAGTCTGAGGTCGGGCTTTGGTACATACAGAACGGGGTGGCGTTCACTTGCCGGGTCAGTGTGCCGCCTGACTTCAACAGGTTTGTCGGTCAGGTTACCGTCGGTTGGACGGAGCCGCCCAAAAACCTGGAGCAGACAAAATTTATGCTGGAGATTGCCAGCGCCATGCTGACCAAGAGAGGAAGCTGATATGGACTGGCTCAAACAAATTGCACCGACGATTGCCACTGCACTGGGTGGCCCACTGGCTGGTATGGCTGTATCGGCCATCTCCAAAGCCGTTGGCGTGGACGAAGACAAAGTCCAAGACATGATCTCCAGCAACAAGCTTACTGCCGATCAGGTAGCGCAGGTCAAGTTGGCCGAGATTGAGCTTGCCAAGCAGGCTCAGGAACTGGGTCTGAACTTTGAGAAGCTGGCCGTGGACGACCGCAAGAGCGCCCGTGAGATGCAGGCCACGACCCGCTCGATGATGCCGCCAATTTTGGCCGGTGCAGTCACGCTGGGGTTCTTTGGCATCATGGTTATGATGTTTTTCAATCAGATTGACAGCAGCAATCCAGCAATCTTGATGATGCTGGGTAGCCTGGGCACCGCTTGGACGGGCATCATTGCCTATTATTTTGGATCATCTGCTGGGTCACAAGCCAAAACTGATCTGCTCACCAAAACCACGGGGAAATGAAATGAAAGAAAACTGGGACGAAGCGCTCAAGCACATCTTCCATTGGGAGGGTGGATATGTCAACCATCCCGCCGACCCTGGCGGGATGACCAATCTGGGAGTGACAAAACTTGTATGGGAAGAATGGTCAGGCAAACCGGCCACTGAGGCCGACATGCGTTCGCTCACCCCTGAGATGGTTTCTCCGCTGTACAAAAAGCGGTATTGGGATGCTATTCGCGGTGATGAGCTTCCTGCTGGTGTTGATCTGTGCGTGGTTGACTGCGCCGTTAATGCTGGTCCTGGCCGCGCTGCAAGGTTTCTCCAGCAAGCGGTAGGCGCTACGGTGGACGGGCAGATCGGCCCCAAGACGTTGGCCGCTGTAACGGCCATGCCCGCCGATGAACTCATCGAGAAGTTCTGCGATTTGCGCGAGGCTCACTACAAGAGCCTGTCCACCTTTGCCACGTTCGGCAAAGGCTGGATGCGCCGGTTGGACTCGGTTGAGGCCGAGTCCAAAACGCTAACGGCGTAACAAGTCCCGATAGGCGTTAATCGCCGTCTTGAGGTCTTGGCGCGACTGCTCTAGTTGGTCCTCCTGCTCCTGCATCTTTGCGTAAGCGTCCTGCGCGAACTTTGCCAGCGTCGCTGGTTGCCAGCTTTGGAAGTCTGGCGCGTTCTTCTGTGAAAAATCGGTGCTCATTGCCGCATATCCTCGCTCTCTGTATGTAGCCGTTCTTCTGGCGCGTCTCTTTCACTTCCGTCCAAGCTCCGCACGTTGGGCATTTCACTGAGTGGTCTCCATCCAAATTTACGCCATGTTGCCTGAATGTCCGTCGCTGCCGCGCAGATGTACTTAAAGTTGGGGTCTAGGATACGGGCTTTCATCTTACGGCCTCCTTTAGTAGTTCAACTCGTTCCCGCGCTGCGCGCAGCATGGCGTACCGCTGGTGCAGGCGCTCCAAGAACGTCACGCGCTTGGCGCCTTGGCGCTCGGCCTCCAGCAGCGCCAGCACCTCACTCTCGGTCAGCATGTTTAGCTTTTTGTTTAGCTCGCGCCAGTTCATCTTTTTTCTCCAGTTGTTCGAGTGATTTCTTCAGCCGCTCCATCAGGCGTTGCGCTTGGTTGTACTGCTTGACGGCGATGCGGAACTGCGCCTTCGTCGAGCGAATACGGTCTTTCAAAGTGTTCATTTCAAGCTCTCCATTGCAATGTCACTGACCGCCTGCTTGCTGTGCAGCGCGGCCCATATCTTTTCGTCCACCGTCTGGTTGGCAATCATGACGTAGCACCAGACATCGTGGCGCTGCCCGGATCGGTGCAAGCGCCCGTTGGCCTGTTCGAACAGTTCGAGGGACCAAGGCAGGCTGAGCCAGACGATGTGGTGGCCGCCGTGCTGGAGGTTGAGTCCGTGCCCGGCTGACTTGGGGTGCAGGCATAGAAGGCGTACTCGTCCGGCGTTCCAGTCATCAATGCTGTCAATCGTTCGGGCGTGAGGGAAGCGCCGTTGTAGTTCATTGAGTTCCTCGATGAAGTTGTAAAAGACAAT